TACTTGTATCAATCTGTGCCATACTTAACCTTTAAGCTTTAGCTTTATACGCGTTAAGAAGATCCTGCCCTTGCGAATAATTTAAGTATTGCCCAAGACCGCTAGTTAAAGCGTTTGTCATACCCATATACCCCGACGCTCTAGCATTTCCAGCCCCAAGCGCTAAATCACTTAAGTTAGCCCCTAATTGCCCGGCAGCGCTACCTACTGTATTGGCGCTGGTTTGCCCCATGCCAACCAAACTTTGCAGTGGGTTTAACTTAGCTGCACGTTCCGCTTGATAACGGTTAAACGCGTTGGTGTATTCCTGTGACCCTAATTCTTGACCAAATTGAGTAATACCGCGCAGAGTATTGCCAGAACGTAGCATGCCGCCAGCAGCTTTTGACGCTTGTAAAGCTTTCAAACCTTCTCTAAACCTAAACCCAACGCCAGGATCTTTTTGATAAGTGTCATAATCAAACGGCGAGTAATAAGACGCAGAAACCAAATCGGGCAGCGCGTTATTACGCACGTCGATCATAGGTTGTTGCAACTCAACTTGTTTGTTAAATTGACGTCGCTGTTCAGCTGCTGCTGTTCTTGCAGCCTCTTCTTGCGCGTTGGCGGCTTTATTTGCGCCGTATGCGCCTACTACGGCGCTTCCGGCGATAGCTGCGGCGACCCAAGTCATAGCGTTACTCCTTCAATTAAATCTGTTTTGAGGTTATTGCGCGCGTCAAACAACGCAGTAAGGTCGGGCTCTATTAACTCAACCTCAATCTCGTCTAAATCTGTTTTGTCTGTACGGTGAATCGTGATGCCAATTGAGTCTGTTACCGCCATTGTGACGCGTTTGGTGCCGGGCTGTGATTCAACTACATCGCCGGGCAATAAAGTAATCATACCGTTTTCAGTCCACGCCACAATTTCACCCATAGCGCACAAAAAGAAATGCGGCTCTTTATGCACTTTGCCGACAATCAAAGTGCCCGCAGGGCGGAACACCTTACGCATGTACATGCCCGGCGAAAAGTGATGTTCTGTCACAAGTTCAGCTTGCGGCATTAACGCCATCTCAGCTTGCAAACGGTCGATTTGCTCGCGGTTTGGTACAAAATGTTCAGTAATTTCGTTCACACCACCACCCATCGTGACCCACTGGCCACTGTTACCGTTGTGCCGCTGGCTATCGTAATTGGCCCAGCCGACATGCCGGACGTACCGGCGGCAATTGTGTAGCTGACATCAATAGTTAAACTATTGACAAATATGCCGTTGCCCGCTACGAAATGCTCAGATGTTAATTCACCAGTGCTAGGTTTGTACAGATATTTGGCGTTGCTGGTATAGATTGTCGACAGCGCGCCAGAGGTCGCAGCAGCAAACGTCGGATAGACGTTCGTCGCTGTTGTCGTGTCATTCGTAATTGTTGCGCCTGACCCAGTGGCCAGTGCCCAAACGGCGGTTGTGCCGTTTGATGTCAGCACATAGTTGTTTGCCCCAATGGGCAAGCGAGTCGAGCTATTGGCACCATTGCCAAGGATCAGGTCGCCCGTGCTGGTGACCGGCGACAAGGCGTTGAATGCTGCGCTGGCAGTCGTCTGGCCAGTGCCGCCGTTGGCGATCGGCAGCGTGCCTGTCACCTGCGTGGCCAGATCCACACCGCTTAGTGTGCCGCCCAGTGTCAGGCTGCCGCTGGAGGTGACCGTACCAGACAGGCTGATGCCGTTGACCGTACCAGTGCCAGAGACGCTGGTCACCGTGCCGGCGTATTGGTCGTTAGAGGTAATGGTGAAGTTGGGATAAGTGCCCGAGATGCTGGTCGTGCCCGCACCCGTCAAAGACACCACCTGATCTGGCGCCGTATTGGTTACTGTAAAACTGGGGTAGGTGCCGGATGTACTGATACCTGTACCCGCTGCTAGCGACACCACTTGGTCAGGCGCCGTATTGGTAATGGTAAAACTAGGGTACGTTCCGCTGACGCTAATAGCCGTCCCCGCCGCTAACGACACCACTTGGTCGGGTGCAGTATTGGTAAACGTCACGTCGCCCGTGGCAGACGACACCGACATGCCAGTACCGGCAATTGCACTGGTCACGCCTGTGTTGGCAATCGTAATCGACCCAGCGCCTTCCGTGATGCTGATGCCTGTACCATCCGTTAAGTTGGCGTTCTCCCACACACCCGCCACAGCGTCATAGATCAACGTGTTGCCAGACGCTAACGTCGTAAAGTTGACGTTACCATCCGTGCCGCCCAGCACCGAGCCGTAGGTCGGGCGAACAAACAAAATGCCATTAGCCACACCCACATTAATTACCGCAGCCACCGTAACAATCGCCGCTGGGGCAGTAGGCTTAACGTTAGTCAGACCGCCAGTTACCAGCGGGTTGTAATACAGGATGTCGCCTTGCGCCCACGTTTCCGCGCCGCCGGTGGTGTCAATCTGTTTAACTTCGCCAAACGTGGTGACAAACACCCAGTCATTTGTTGCGCCGCTTTCATGGGCAATACCCAAGATGTAGTTGGCCTGCTCCGGCAGCAGCCCTGTGGCGGGCTCGGCTTGTAAGCCGCCGCTGGCGCCCAGCGTGCCACTAAACATCAGCACCTGACCTTTGGTAGCCGCAGCGGAGAGCTTGACGCGGTAATACAGCTCCTCACCAATACGCTGGATGGCCGCACCATTCATCTGGAACGTCAGCGTTTGAAACTGATCGGTGTCATCGTAGTACAGGCGGCCTGTCGCGTCCGTGACGGTGGCAGTCGTATCAAACTGAATGAAGTCGGGGGTAGAAATACCGCCGGTCACACCCGACATCGACGTGATGTCCGAATTAGCGCCCGATGCAGCCGCACCAAGGTTAGTGCGGGCACCAGAGGCTGTGGTGGCGCCTGTGCCGCCGTTATCGACGTCTAGGGTTCCTGCTAGGGTAATCGTGCCGGACGTCGTGACGGGCCCGCCAGAGGTCGTCAGCCCCGTGGTGCCGCCAGAGACATTGACTGAAGTAACCGTGCCAGACCCGCTGCCGCCTTGATTGGCCTTGTTAAGCAGGTTTAGGAAGAACCGATACCAATCCCGCGATACCATGCCTGTCCGGTCATCGGTAATCGGCGACTGGTTCTTGGGTATCTGCGGTTCGTTATCTGGGTTAGGCATTGGTGCCGGTCAATGCAAGTTCGGCACCCATGATGGCGATCTTGACGGGGTCGGTGCCCGACACCTCGTACACGCGGTCACGCAGCTTGTTGGTCATACCCAGACGGCGCCAGAAAGCTCTGAAGCCGTAATTGCCCATCTTGCCCATGCCAGCCCACTTCTCGTTCGACCATGTGTGACCGCCGTCATCTGAGAAACGCAGCATGACCTGCGGGTCGTTGCCTTGGCCGATCACCAATCCAACACCTGTCTCGCATTCAAGCTGCAACGCATGCTGGGCAGTACGCTTTAGGTTGTTTTGGCCGGTAGGTAGCGCCCGCCATGACCGCAGCCATTTCTGTGGCAGGTTGTCGTCAGCAAACACGTCCAAGTCGTACGCGTAAATCTTGCCGTTCTGGAAGTCGCCCACCACCACTTCGTTGTTGAAAAACATCTGGCAGTTAGCGCGGTGACGGATGAACTGGCCGTTGGCAAACCCGGCACGCTCATGCCAGGCTTGGGTTGCCACATCGAACACCCAAGTTTTTTGGGCGGTCGGGAAGGTCAACACGTAAAACGCATGGCCGTCTTGCTGGTAGGTGAACGCAATCGCGTCTGAGATCGTGCCGTAACTCTGGATGGCGTACTCGACCGCGTGGGTCGAAATGCGCTGGCCAGTGTAGCCTTGGGCACGGAACACCACGCCTTGGCCGCGGGCATCTGACCCCAGCCAGAACAGCGAGTTGTCCATCTTGGCCACCGAAAAGGTCGCAGCGCAACCGATTTCGTTGACGGCACCTTGAATGCGAGCCAGCGGGAAGGGCGTAGTAGCCGCGTCGTACCAGACCTCAACGGACTGGGTGCCGAACAGCCACACCTCACGGTGGTCAACAAACAGCGACACCAATCGGTCTGGCATGCCTTCAGCGCTTGCAAAGCTCAACGGGTCAATCTGGGTGCCATCAAGCAGCTCAGACGTCCAGAAGCGGTCTGAATTGGGTTCTTGGAAGATGAAGTAGCCGTCCAGATAGCCAACAGTCACCGCGCCTGGGAAGTCCACGTCGGTAATCTCAGCGTATGCCTCAGTTGCCGCGTCGTAAATGTACCCGTCAGGGTTGGCCGCAATGAAGAGCTGCGTGCCGTTATCGACCATTGACACGGGGCCAGTGCCCGACACACCGCCGATCGGTGTGACCGTCCAGTTGGTGTCGATGCGGTAAAGACGTGCGCCTGACACAGCGTAGGCGTAGTCACCGTAAGCCCACAAGCCACGGATAGGGCCGGTGCCAACGGTAGCCAGCCTGCGCAAACCCGGCGCGCGGTTCAGGTACGCAGGCTCCATGCCTTCCGGTGCCGGTGTGGCTTCGGGGTACAGGTTCACCATGCGGCTATCCGCAGCGTTGACGCTGCGAGCTACATAGGATTGGCCAAGGATGGGCGTCTTCACGGCTTAGAAGTTACCTGCGTAAATGTTGTAACGCTGGTGGGTTGCAACCAGCGCGTAAGGCATCGACATCACGTCATCTGGGTTGTTGATGCGCTTCAGATTGCGTTTGGACGTCATGGCAATCCGAGTGACTTGCGGCATAGGCTCAACACCAAACTCGTTGGCAATTTCCATCGCCAAGTTGTACTTGAACGCTCGCAGATAGCCTGGCGGGAACGACAAGGTGGTGTTCAGCGTTGCCGGCTTAGTCAGCTGCTGCACCGACACAAAATG